GGCTCATGGTCCGCACGCGCTTGGTCACGTTGTTCAGTAGTCGTCTGCGCAGTTGGGGCGGCAACTCAAGCAATGCCAACTGGGCGTCGACATCGAGCAAGCCCCTGACATCGAGGTCGAGCGGACTAGTGGCCATCGCTGCCCACCTCGCCATGCTCAGCCACCCACAGATCGAACGGCACGAACGCCCAGGTCTTGCCAAACGCCTCGATCTCGCCGTCCGGATCTTCGGCCAGGTACTGCGGCTCGATGAATTCCAGGGACAGGTCCACGTCGAAGGTGTCCTGGTCCAACGGCTCAACAGAGAACATCGGCGCCGGCAGATCGTGGCGGCTGCGATTGGGATCGTGGGTCTCAAGCCAACTGCCCACCAGAGCCATCAGCCTGGCCGGGTGGTCGGTGAAGCTCTGCAGGGAGAACACGGCGCGATAGCGCATGTCAGCCATGTGCAGGCCGTCGCGGTCAGGCTTCCAGATCAGCTCAAGGCTGACCTGTTCGGTCCAACTGTCGAAGTTCTCCTTGGCCACCAGGTCGCGGGCCATCAGGTAGGCGGTCAACGCCTGCAGCTGGATCACAACAGCGCCGCCGTAATGCGGCCACGGCCCTGCAGGGCACGGACGGCCTGCTGGCTGAAAGCCAGGAAAGTTTCGGCACGCTCGGGCGCTTCCTTGCCGGTGTTTTCAGCGCTTTCGCGACGGGTGACGGTGGCGAACTGCGGCAACAAGTTACCTTTGGCGCGGCAGTACACCGCGCGCTTGTACAGCTTCACCTGGAAGGAACGTTCCGGCAGCAGCGTGGAATCCGCGGACTCGACACGCGCAATACCGTTGCCCTGCCAACGGGCTTTGCACTTGGCCAGGTCCGTATTGACCTCGACCATGGCAGTGTTCAACGCGTCGACCAGCAGCTCTACCAGGTACTCCGCCGGCAGGCGTTGTTCCTTCTGGAACTCGGTCACGGAGAGGTCCGGCCAAAAGCCGTCGTTCTCGATCGTCTGTTCCACAAAGGTGGTGGGTTTCCCGGAAAAGCTCATCGCTGGCCACTCAAATAGGGCGGGGAGCCTGTTTTCAGTGGGACGGTCCATAAATGGGCGGCTCACTTCCACAGGTCCCCGCTGGGGGGGTAGTCGGTTATTCGGTGGCCGGGGTAGCGGCCGCTTGTTTTGCCAGGGCCTTGCGGACCTTTTCGATACGGGTGTCGTTGCCGGCTTGGGCGTACAGTTCCGTCGAGCGCTCCAGGTGCTTGAGTGCGACCTCAAAATTCCCGGCCTCCATGGCGCGCATACCAATCAACTTGTGGTACTTGCTCGGGATCTGCTCCGTCAGTTGCCATTCGCCGTCGACCAGCGGCAGCAGGTCAGAGAGGTAAGGCTCCGGACTGCGATTGGCCTTGTATTCGGCGTAGGCCCACTCGCACACGGCGTCAGCGACAAAGGTCTGGATGTCGCGGCGCTTGAAGCGCTCCGGCATCTGCTGGCCCTGCTCGATCAGGAAGTCCGCCAGCTCCAGGGCGTCATCGAACTGGACGGTATCGAACAGCCAGACCATTACCTGCACCACAACGCGGTTCGGGAAGTTCAGCCCCGATTCGCAGTAGCGCTGCACGTATTCCTGGTACTTGGGCAGCAGCTCTTCGCGCTTGAGCGCCTGGCGTCCGGCCAGGCCATTGATCGCGCTGATGCGTTCCAGGTCCTGGTCCAACGCCGCTTCCTGCAGCAGCAAGTGCTTGCGCGCATTGGCAGGGCTGCTCAGGGCTTCCGCCGGCGAGTAAGGAAGCGCAGCGGAGGCGGCAGCCGCTACAACGGCGGCGCCTCCAAGGGCGATGGTGCGGCGCTTGTGCGCCAAGGCCAGACTCACGCCACCAGCTCCACGTTTTCGGTCATGGCGAACTTTTCCAGCTGCTCGATCACATAACCTTCGTTGCGGCTGTTGTAGTCCTCGACGCGGGAGCGTTTCGGGTTGTCGATGGTCTGTTTGCGCCAGCTGGAGTCCTGGAAGTAGATCGACAGGTTGTCCCAACTGGTGACGACCACACCGTTGACCGGGAAGAACGGCACGCTAAAGCTCGGCAGGCCGCCGTAGGTGGCGATTACTTGCGCTTCTTCGATGCGCTCTTTTTCGGTCGGAGTGTCGCCCTGCTTCGAATACAACTTCGCCTTGTCAGCAGCCAACAGGTCGGTACCAATGATCGCGATCAGGTCGCCGGCATCGCGCAGACGCTCGTCCACCAGTTGCTTGGTGTCATGCACCAGGGCATCGAGGTTGGCATAGTCGCCACCGGCGCCGAGGGTGACTTTGCCGGCAACCTTGCCTTCCTTGAGTACCTGGGCCGGGATCTGCTCACGGGCCTGCTGCAGCCAGCCCTTGTTCACGTCCTGCAGCATTGGGTACTTGGTGATATCGGTCTGCTGGGCAGCATGGGTGCCATGGAAACCCACCATGATGCGGTCCAGGGCAATCTGCTTCTGCACTGCAGCCGAGTAGCGCTGGTGAAAGTCCGGGAACTTGGCCCAGGCGTCGATCTTGGCGTAGGGCAAGCCCACATCGGACTCGGTGGAAGACAGCTCGTAGGTGTCCTGATCCAGCGACGACGCATCTTTGGCTTCGCGATCGGTGGTCTTGGTGTTGGTGCGGCCAGTGACCGGACCAGACACGCCGATGAAGACTTTCTGGCCCTTGATCTCGCTGACCGGAATGACGTTGATTCGCTCCAGGAAGTCCGACTTGGCCGTGATGGCGTCGTTCAGTTCCTGGGCAATGGTCGGATCGACGCTAAAGTGCTTGCTGGCCAGCTCCACGCCGTAGCTTTCGGCGATGGCCAGTTGCAGTTCGGCATACATCTTGGCGCCGTAGGCGCTCAGTGAATACGCCATGTCAGAGCACCCGCTTTTTGACGGTGGTTACCGGGCCGGAATTGCGCGGCAACTGGCGACCATTGGATGTGTTCTGCAGCGCGGTGAACTGCTTTTGCAGCGAGGCCATGCTTGCCAGCAGGGCTTTATTCGTGGCGCCGCCCTTACGGCTGAACTCTCGCTCTTCTTCGGCGGTGGTCACGATGCCGTCGACAGCGGTTTGCACGTCGTCGATCGGGGCAGCTTCTGGCTCTGGAGCCTCTTCGGCGACGGGCTCAATCACGGCCTGAATGCCGGCAGCGACAATCAGCAGTTGAGCCAGCAGGGCTTTTAAGGCCGTTGCGGTAGCTTCATCCATAGGGGGTACGGTCTCGGTTGTGGTTTGCGGGGAAACTTCGGTGGTGCTTTCCTCAAGGCCGAAGCGCTTGAACAAGCCCTTGAACATGCTGAACAACTTGGTCATGTCGCCGTGCGGCTCTTCCTCACGCAGAGAGCCCAGGGGGACAGAGGCAGCGAAATGGACCGGTTGGCCGGTTTTGCGGGAGAAGTAGAGTTCTTGGGTGCCAAGGCTCGACGGCGAATCAGTCACCGCGAGACCAACCAGGTAGGCTTTGCCGGTGTTGGCGAAGTCCGGCAGGATCTCGATGCTGGAGAACAGTTTTTCGCCCTGGTCGTTGAGTGCCAGCAGCTTGTCATTGGGTTTTAGCTGGGCTTCCAACGCCACCTGGCCAGCTTCCAGGTCGTCGCCCTCTTCTACCAAGCGCACCGCATAGACGGTGCCGTAGGAACCGGGCCAGCGCTCATGCTCAGACCAAATCGACGCGGTGTATTTCGCCGTGCTGTAGGTTTCAGCAATATCGCGCAGTTCCTGGGGAAGGATCACTCGACCATCAATGGTCGGGCCACTGGTGGCGACGCGTTTCCAGAACGAAACAAGGGAACGGGGCATGGGCGATAACTGCGCTCAATCGTTGAATGAGCCGCCACGATAGGGAGCCGGAAAGCCCCAAACAAACGGTTCAAATGCGCGTTTCTCCTATATTCGCGATATAGGTGAATCACGGAATTTAACCCCGCGTTTCCAGCGTTTTCGCCGCATAGACTGCGGCCCATGTACTACTCGACCGAAGTTAAAGAAGCCGCCAAACGCCTGTTTCTGCGCCGCTGTAAGGCA